TCCTCATACGGCTGCGTGATCAACGGGAAAGAGCTACCGGCCTCCCAGTTGATCACGCAGCCGTATGAGGAGATCAGCGCGCAGGACTGGTGGGTGATGTTTACCGCCAGTCTCGCTTTGCGCGGCAACTTTTACGGGTGGATCATCAGCCGGGACCGTAGCCGGTATCCGACGCAGATCATGCCGGTGCATCCCGATAACGTGCGGGTGCGTCGACTCTCGGATGGGACGGTGGAGTATCGCTTCAACGAGCAGGTCGTCCCGATCGCTGACGTGTTTCACGTCCGGTACATGTCGGTCCCGGGGTCGCTTGTCGGGTTGAGCCCGATCGAGTGCATGCGCAACATTATTGGTGGCGCGCGCGCTGGTGACATGTACGCGAACGCGTTCTTCCAGAACTCAGCTACGCCTTCGGGGGTTATCGAGCTTGCCGACTCGTATGACGAGGGTGAAGCGAAGGCGTTGAAGCAGGAGTGGATGGGTATGCACGGCGGGGTCGGTATGTCGAACTCACCGGCGGTGCTCACGGAGGGCGCGCATTTTGTGCCGATCAGCATCACTCCCGACCAGGCTCAGTTTCTCGAGTCGCGGCAGTTCAGCGCCTCCACCATCTCGGGGCAGATTTTCCGGGTGCCGCCGCACATGATCGGCATCGTGGATCGCACGACCTCGTGGGGTACGGGGATCGAGCAGCAGGAGATGGGTTACGTCCGCAACACGCTGATCGGCTACCTGAGTCGTGGTGAGCGGGCGTTGACAGCGATCCACCCGAAGGGGCAGTTCGTGAAGTTTGACCTGTCAGAGCGCCTGCGTGGCGACAAGCTGCAGCGGTACACGGCGTACAACCTCGGCCGGCTTGGCGGGTGGCTCAACGCGGATGAGATCCGTGCTGAGGAGGATCAGGCCCCGCTGCCGGATGGGCAGGGTAAGGAGTATCTCGTGCCGATCAACAGTGAGCTGTTGACGGCGGCGATTGAGCAGGCACATCAGATGGTCCAGGCGCAGAATCAGCCGCAGGGACCGCAGCCGACGCAGACTCCTGCGAGTCCGGCGGCTAAGACCCCGAAGTCATCGGCCCCGTAGGGAGGGCGCATGTCAGAGCACAATACGCCGCCCGACGGCGAGGATGAGCTGCGCGAAATCGCGGTGGAGGAGGCTCCTGTGGAGCGCGACGAGACGGTTGAGTATCGCCGGCAGCGCGCCCAGGATCTTGATGGGGCGCGTGAGGTCCGGAAGTTCGGCGCCTCGGACGTGGAGATCCGCGAGGTGTCAGACGGCACGCTCCGGTTCACCGGTTACGCATCGATCACGGAGCGCGCATATGAGGTTGGTGACTTTGAGGAGACGATCGCTCGTGGCGCGTTCAAGCGGACGCTGAGCGAGAACCCCGATGTGGTGCTGCTTCTCAACCATGATGGGCTGCCGCTGGCGCGCACGAAGTCAGGGACGCTGACGCTCGCTGAGGACGCTCGTGGCCTTCGGGTTGATGCTGACCTGAACCCGAACGATCCTGACGTGCAGCGTGTCCGCCCGAAGCTGGAGCGCGGTGACGTTGACGAGATGAGCTTCGCGTTCCGCGCCACCTCACAGGAGTGGAACGAGGATTACTCGCAGCGCCGGATCACCGCGGCCACCATCCACAAGGGCGACGTGTCGATCGTCACTTACGGGGCGAACGACGCTTCCCGCGGCGGTCTCGTCGGCACGCTCCGGTCGCTCGAGGATGAGCTCGTGGAGATGCGGTCAGGGAAGACGTTCTCCTCTAAGAGTCGGTCGGATATCCAGGCGCATATTGATTCCCTGCAGGCACTTCTCGACGGGGCTGATACGCCGGCTGAGGTTGCGGAGGCTCCCGCCGAACCCGCTGCGGAGGGTGAGCGTTCGGCTGAGCCGGAAGCATCACCACCGTTCTCACCTGTCGCGGCGTACGTCCCGAACTGGTCGCTGCTTGACCGGGAGCGTATCGCTGCGCTTCGGAGGGTCGCGTAATGAGCGCGATCGAGCAGACCACCGAGGAGCGGGTTGAGGTTATCTCTGAGCCGCTGACGTACCGCGAGCATGGTGACCACTCTTTATTCCGGGACATCATCGACGCTGAGCGCGGCATGTTCGGCGCGCAGGACCGGCTCGCGCGCCATGCGCGTGAGATGGAGGAGCGCGTTCACCCCGACCGCGGGTCTGGTACGGGCGGCTCGTTCGCGCCTCCCCTGTGGCTGAACGACCGGTTCGCGAGCGTTCCGCGCCCCGGACGTGTCCTTGCGGACATGATCCCGAACCTCCCGCTTCCCCAGGGCGTGCAGAGCATCAACATCCCGGTGCTCACCGCGGGGATGGGGACGGTGACGATCGCTGACGACAGCGCCGAGTCGGACACCGACATCACGGACACGAGCGTCACGGCGCCCGTCGTGACGATCACCGGTCAGGATGACGTGTCGCAGCAGCTGTTGGACCAGTCTCCTCGTGGTGCTCACCTTGACTGGGTCTTGTTCAAGGATCTCGAGGAGTCGTATAACGCGACGCTCGAGACTCAGCTGATCAACGGGTCCGGTACCAGTGGCCAGATCCTCGGGTTGCTGAACATCACCAACAGCAACAGCCCGGCGAATATCAACACGATCACCTACACCGACGCGACACCTACTGCTACGGAGATGTTCACCTTCTTCGGGCAGGCGGTCGCGGCAGTTGGTATCAACCGCTTGCAGCCTCCCGAGGTTTGGTTGATGACGACCGCTCGTCAGGCGTGGATCGCGTCGAGCGAGGATCAGCAGCAGCGTCCTCTGATGGTCGCCGGCGCTGAGGGACCGGGCGAGTTTCAGCTCGTGCAGTACCCCGTGAAGCTTGACGACGCGATCCCCAGAAACCTTGGTGGTGGCACCAACCAGGATGTGATCATCCTGTGCAAGCCTTCGGACATGGTGCTGCTTGAAGGTGAGCCGCGCACGAACGTGTTCGTCGAAGTCGGGTCGGGAAACCTCCGGGCTCGCATCCAGATGCACCGCTATGTCGCAGCGGTCCTGAACCGTTACCCGACGGGGATCGCCGCGATCGAGGGCACCGGGATGATTCCGCCCTCCGGCTTCTAGCCGACTTTCTCATCTAGCAACCGCGCTGAGTCTCACCAGCCGTGACTCGCGCAGCATCCCCTTCGGGCGATGCTGCCCAGTCGCCTGGTCGGATGTCGCCCGGGAGCGGTAGTCCAACTCCCGAAAGGAACAATGACCATGGGTGACACCGTGGATTCCCGGCCCCTGCACGAGCAGCTGCGGTCGGATCACACCGAGAAGCTCAACGCGCTTGCCGCGTTCGCTGAGGAGCGCAAGAGCGCTCGTGAGGCGTTCACGAAGCGTGAGAACTCTGAGGATGCCAAGCCCACCGACGATGAGCGTTCCGCGTTCGTCGTGGCGGAGGAGGAGCACCAGAAGGAGTTCGACCGTCGCGAAGCGGACCTCAAGTCCCTGAAGCGTCGTATCGCTGAGGAGACCGTGATTGAGGAGCGTCGCAGCGAGGCTGCTAACGCCGCCCGCTCGAGCGTGAACGTGTCGATCACGCATCAGCCCCTGACGTACCGCAAGGACAACGCCGACAAGATCTCATACGTCCGGGATCTCGCCTCGCGCTACCACGCGACGTTCGCCTCACGGTACGCCGACACTCAGGGCGCTCACGAGCGTCTGGAGAGTCACGGCAAGGAGATGAACGATGAGCTCGTCAAGCGCGCCAAGAAGCGTGAGCGTGACGCTGAGCGTCGCATCGAGCAGGCCGAGCGTGAGTTCACCGGGTCGCTGCAGGGCGCTGCTCGGCGGCGTGGGTTTGACGCCAGCCCGTTTGAACAGCGCGTCAACCCGAACCGCACGGACGGTCAGGGTGGTTATCTGGTCCCGCCGCTCTGGCTGATCGATGACTACATCCCGTATCTCCGTGCCGGTCGTGTTGCCGCGGATCTCTGCCGCAACATGCCGCTGCCGGAGGGTACGGACAGCATCAACATCCCGAAGATCGCTTCGGGTACTGCCACGGCGATGCAGACCGCTGACAACGCGGCCGTCCAGTCGACGGACTTCACCGACACCAGCGTGTCCGCTGGCGTGAAGACGCTAGCTGGTCAGCAGGATGTCGCTATCCAGCTGATCGAGCAGTCCCCCGGTCAGATCGTTGACCAGGTCGTCATGGAAGACCTCCTCGCGGACTACAACCAGAAGCTCGACGCTCAGGTGCTCACCGGGACCGGCTCGTCCGGCCAGGTGCTCGGCATTCTGCCGGCATCGAACTACACGAACTCCAACACGATCACGTGGACTCCGAGCTACGGTGGTACTCCGGCGCCTACCGCGATTGCGTTCAACCAGGCTGTCGGTGCTGCCGTGTCCAAGACGGCGTACACCCGCTACAACCTGTCGAACTTGAACGTCCTGGTGCATCCGCGCCGGTGGTTCTGGTTCGCGACCTCACTCGATAACACCACGGGCGCTGGCGTTTTGACGGGTCGTCCGCTGGTCAACACGACCGAGACGGGGTACAACCTCGCAGCGATCGAGAACAACCCCGCGCCTTACCAGGGCCTGGTTGGTCGGTTCCCGTTCGGGCCGAGCGCGTACATCGACGCCAACGTGCCCGCGGTCGCTTCGACCGGTGGCGCGATCACCGGCGGCACCGCCGACCTCGGTGTCGTCGCTAAGTGGGACGACATCTGGCTGTTCGAAGGTGACCTCCGCACCCGGGTTCTGCCCGAGGTGCTGTCCGGAACACTCCAAATTCGCTTTCAAGTGTTCGGGTATGTGGCGCTGCTTGTCCGGTACGGACAGAGCATTGCGGTCATCCAGGGAACCGGCATGGCGGCTCCTACCGGATTGGATACCTCGATCGTCTACTAGGTGCAGTAAACTTCGGTGCAATAAGTGGCCCGGCGAGCGTTGGAGCGCTCCCGGGCCCGGCACCGAAAGGTTGGTTTCGATGCAGGACGAGTCTATCCCCTACGGTTTCTGTAAGTGCGGCTGCGGAGAGAAGACATCGATCTCTTCCGTGACCATTCCGAACCGTGGGATGATACGTGGGGAGCCGAAGAGGTTTGTGCGTGGTCACTCGACACGCATCTATCGCCATATGAAGGCGCCCCTGTTGGAGGTCGGCACACGTAAGTTTGTCTGTGCGTGGTGCGCGTACTCGTTTGAGCGGCCCCATAAGCCCGGGCGTCCAGCGAAATATTGCGGCACGATATGCGCAGAGGATGCAAACAGGGCCCGGGCGGTGCAGTGGTATCGGAGTAATCCTGAGCGCGCACGGTTGCAGCCCTCTCGGCAGCCAGATGTAAGGCGGGAAAAGAACGTCGAGTACTACGCGGCTAATCGTGAGCGCGAGATTGAACGCGCGTTGGCTTATTCGCGGGGCCCTGGCAGGGATGCTAAGCGCGCTCTTGATGCAGCTCGCTATGCGTTGACGAGAGGTGCGTCGTCGGCTGAGCGGTTCACTCTGGACGACATCTTCGTGAGAGACGCTGGTATCTGCCACCTCTGCGGCGATCTCGTAGAGCGGCATGGATTAGGGTCTCTCTCGGCCACGATGGACCATGTGATTCCGGTCACGAAGGGCGGGCATCACACGCTCGAGAACGTGAAGCTCGCTCATCGGAGCTGCAATACCCGGAAGGGCAACAAGTTGCTGTTGTAGTGCCCGCTGCCATACGCGGGTGTCCTCATCAATAAAGGAGCATCCGCATGGCGGACCTAGTTTCAGGCAGGTACCCGCAGTTCAATCCCATGATGGCGCTGCTCGGCCAGCTGTCGAACGTCGCGGCGACGGAGGTTCCGTTCCGGTCGAACGCCGAGTATTTCGGCTACAGCAACCTTGTGGACGGCGCGCTCGCCGCGACCGGCGTTGG